TACACTAGTACTTACAGATGCTGGTAATCAAATTTTTCACCCGTCTTCCGATACAACAGCAAGAACATGGACTATTCCTGCAAACTCAAGCGTTGCGTTTCCAATTGGCAGTGCGGTTTCTTTGATTAATCAGAATGGCGCTGGTATTATTACAATTGCTATTACTACAGACACTATGCGTTTAGCCGGTGCTGGAACAACTGGAAATAGAACTTTAGCAGCCAATGGCATTGCTACTGCAATTAAACTTACATCCACCGAATGGATTATCTCAGGTGTAGGATTGACGTAATGTCTGGGATTCTTCAAGGACTTTTGGCTAGTGCTATTGTTACAAGCAACCCACCAACCGCTGTTGATTATTTAATCGTAGCTGGCGGCGGTGCTGGCGGTGCCGGTAAAGCTGGAGAATCCAACGGAGGTGGTGGAGGTGCAGGTGGTTTCTTATCAGGAACAGCATTATCCGTAACAGCCGGTACAGCGTATACAGTCGTTGTAGGCGCCGGTGGTAGTAGCACATTAGTAAGGGGCGGTAACGGAACAAATTCTTTATTTTCTGCTTTTGGCACAACTGCAATAGGTGGTGGTGGAGGTGGTGGTGGTTCAGGCGCAACAAATGGAACAGGCGCTAGCGGGGGTTCGGGTGGAGGCACTTCAACTAGTGGTGCTGGTTCTACCACTGCAGGTGGAATTTCAGGTCAAGGCTATGCTGGTGGCACTTCAGGCAATACTGCTGGCGGTGGCGGCGCAGGCGCTGTTGGTGCAAATGGTGGCGGTGCTGCTGGTAACGGCGGTGTTGGTTTAACATCTTCTATTACTGGAAGTTCAACCTATTATGCTGGTGGGGGCGGGGGTTCTGCTTCAACACCGGGTTCTGGCGGTAATGGCGGTGGCGGTGCTGGAGGTGGTGATACTGCCCCTAATACTTCACCAATAGGAATTGCTGGAACTGCTAATACCGGTGGCGGTGGCGGTGCTACTTATTCCACTGCTTCCCCTTTAAATGGCGGTGCTGGCGGTTCTGGTGTAGTAATTATTCGTTACCCAGATACTTATGATGCAGCTACATCAACAACTGGCTCGCCAACTATTACTGTTTCTGGTGGCTACCGTATTTATAAATGGACTTCTGTAGGAACATGGAGCATTATGTTTGGTAGTAGTATTTCTGGAGCAGGACAACAAGAATACACAACTGCGGGTTCTTATAGTTTTGTAGTTCCAGCGGGAGTTACTTCTATTTCGGCTGTTGCAATAGGTGCTGGTGGTAGTGGTGCTGTTGGCGATGGTAGTAATTATGGTGGTGGAGGCGCTGGTGGTGGCCTTGCTTATGGAAACAATATATCTGTAACACCGGGCGAAACATTAGATGTTGTTGTTGGTGCAGGGGGTACGGCAGTTACTGCTTCTACGCAAACAGCAGGCAATAGCGGTGCAGCAACTACATTAAAACGCAGCGCTACCACTTTACTTTCTGGTGGTGGTGGTCAAGGTGGTATTTATGGTGGGTCAAATACTTCAGCGACAGGTGGAACATCAACCGGTACAGCAAGAACTTCTGGCGGCACAGGTGGTGCAGGTGGATGGGGTTACTACACAGCTGGCGGTGGCGGTGCAGCAGGTTATTCTGGCAACGGTGGTGCTGGTGGCGAGATTTACCCCGGTACAGGCGCCACTCGTACTGGTGGAAATGGTTCTGGTGGTGGTGCTGGCGGTGGAGGTGGCGATGTTGATTTTGGCGGTGGCGGCGGTGGCGTAGGAATATTAGGACAAGGTTCAAGCGGTACTGGCGCTATTGGTCTTAGTGGCGGAACAACTGGCAGTGGTGGCGCTAATGGAGGTGTTGCCTTAACTTCATCTGGTTCTGGCGGTGCTTATGGTGGTGGTGGTGGCGGAATAGGTACAGGTGGAACAACTGGAGCAGGTGGTGGTGGTGCAATTCGCATAATTTGGCCCGGAACAACCAGATCATTCCCTTCAACAAATACTAATAATATGTAATTAAGGAATAAATAATGACAATGATTATTGGTGGTTCATCGGGTGTCACTTTTCCTGATTCTACAAATCTATCCGCTGCAAACGTTACTGGAGTATTAGGCCCCGGTTTAACTGATACTGCTAATGCAATGACTGTTACGCCACCCCCAAACATTACTGTAGATGGTACTTCCGGTTTGACAGTAAATGGCACTACATACACTTCTGCATCTGGTTTTGTTGCACCTACAAATACAGTAGCTCCGGCAGTTACTGGAAGCGCATATGTTGGTCAAACACTATCTTGCACAACTGGAACTTGGACAGGATATGGCACTATTACTTACGCTTACCAATGGCAACATACAACTACAGATATTACCGGCGCAACTTCTAGTACTTATGTAATTTCAGCAAGTTATGTGGGTGAAACAATTCGTTGTGTAGTAACTGCCACAAATGCTATTGGTTCTACTTCAGCTAATTCTAATAATTCAGGTACTGTAGCTGCTCTTACTTATTTAAATATTTCTACATCGGGCGCAACCGTAACTACTGATGGTAATTATAAAGTAGCCACATTTACTGGGTCTGGGTCGTTAACTGTTAATTCATTAGGAAACTATCCAGTTGATGGTACTACAGTTCAGTATCTAGTTGTAGGTGGCGGAGCTGGCGGTGGGGTAGGATATGCGGGTGGTGGCGGTGCAGGTGGACTTAGAGCTAGCACGTTAACAGTTACAGCAACTACATATACAGCAACAATTGGTGCAGGAAGCGCTTATACACAAGGAAATGTAAACGGCGACCCGTCTTCTTTTGGTAGTATTACTGCGGCAGGTGGCGGTGGCGGTGGTTCTAGTAGTGCCGGTAACTCTGGTGGTTCTGGCGGAGGAAGTGGAAGTGGGGCTGGCGGTGCAGCTTCGCCTTCTGGACAGGGTAATGCTGGAGGCTCTGGAACCGGAAGTGCCGGTGGAGGTGGAGGTGGTTCTGGAACAGCTGGTAGCGCTGGTGCTGGTAGTGTTGCCGGAGCTGGAGGAAATGGAACATCTTCTTCTATTAGTGGATCTGCTGTAACTTATGCAGGTGGTGGTGGTGCTGGTTTATATCTTGGAACTCTTACTGGTGGTCTTGGTGGTACAGGTGGTGGTGGCGATGGCGCTGGACAAGTTGGTGGCGGTGCTACTGGGTATGGTAGTGGTAGTGGCGGTGGCGGTCCGGGTGGTTATAGTGGACCAGCAACTAGCGGTATTGTAATTATTAGATGGAGATTTCAATAATGGCTAAATTTGCAGAATTAAATTCTAGTAATGTTGTAATAAGAGTTCTTGCTGTAGATAACTCCGTTATAACTAATTCTCAAAATATTGAGGAAGAACAACTTGGTATAGATTATTTAAAAAATCTTTATGGTCAAGAAACTGTTTGGAAACAAACAAGCATAAACACTTATGGTGGCGTCCATTATTTACCCAACCCAAAGCCAGATGCCCATATACCAAATTCAGACCAATCAAAAATGTTTAGAAAAAACTACGCCAATATTGGTTACACATACGACCCAAATCGTGATGCTTTTTATGCTCCACAACCACATCCATCGTGGACGCTAAATGAAACTACTTGTTTATGGGAAGCGCCAGCATAATGTTTGGAATTTCATCTTTTGCTCAAGTACCGTTTGCTTCACTAGCAGGGACAGCCTTTACCGCTACATTGTCGGAGGATATAACTTTAGCAGATTCAAGTAGTCAGGTTTGGGCATTTAACCCAAGTTTTGCTGAAAACATTGGGGTAGGTGATGTAATAAACGATGCAGGGGTTAACTTCTTTGGTAGCGCAACAGAAATTTTAACTTCTGGAGACTCAAGCACTCAAGCATCAGCATTCTTGCAAAGCATATCGGAAAACTTTAACCCTAATGACTCTACTGGAATTAGTACAATCTATCTTTTTACAATTGCGGAAAATCAAACGCTTGCAGATACCCCAGTACCGTATTTTGCCGCTTTGCAAGCCCGCTCTGAATCAATAACAGCAGTACAAGATTCAAGCACTACGCAATTTGCTTTTTTACAAGTAATAACAGAAAACACTACTTTAGCCGAGTCTATTACAAACGTAGCCCAGCTTTTGCAGACTATTACTGAAAACATTAACCTAGCGGATACCCCTTCAATTGCGGCTCGGTTTGCAACATCTATTACTGAAAATAGTAATTTAGCAGATAGCTTTATATTTACTCTTGTATTTACAATTACTGAAAACCTTAATTCTGCCGATTCTAGTGTCCAAACAAGTCAGTTTTTGCAAGCTATTAGAGAAAACCTTAATTCCGCAGACTTTAGTACACAGCAATCCGCATTTTTACAATCTATAGTTGAGCCGTTTACTATACTAGACTTGGCAGGGGCAACCGGATGGTTTAAAATCAACAACGACCAATCTATTACTTGGACGTCTGTGAATAATAGTAATACAGTAACTTGGACCCCAATTGATAACACGCAGCGTTAAAGAAAGAATATATGGCATCTACTTACTCACCATCGCTTAAATTAGAGCTTATTGGTAACGGCGACCAGTCCGGTACATGGGGTACTACGACCAACAACAACCTCGGCACATTGCTAGAACAAGCTATTACGGGTGTTCAAAACATTACTATGGTCAACGCCGACTACACACTAACAAATTTTAACGGTGTATCAGATGAGGCACGAAATGCTGTTTTGGTGGTAGGTGGGACAAACTCTGCAATACGTCAAATTATTATCCCATTAAACCAGACTAAAACATATATAGTTAAGAATAGTACTTCTGGTGGATATGCGATTACAATTGGCGCTTCTAGCGGGGCTACTGCATCTATTCCTAACGGGGCTACTGCCCAAGTTTATTTTGATGGAACTAACTGCTATTCTTCCCAAACAGGTTCTGCGGGTAACTTTACTGTAAATGGCACTTTGACCGCTACTGGGTTAACTGATACAGGTAATATGTCTGTTGGTGGTACTTTAGCCGTTACTGGAACTTCAACACTTACTGGCAATACAACTGTTGGCGGGACTTTAGGTGTTACTGGGGCTACTAATTTAAGTACAGGCACTATTTCTGGGGTCGTGACTGCACCAACTGCTGCGGTTGGAACTAATACAACTCAATTAGCTACTACGGCTTTTGTTTTGGCTAATGCTGGTGGTAGCAGTGTTGCAGGCGGATTTGTTTCTGTTCAATATTTTACAAGCCCCGGCGCAATCACATGGACTAGACCAGCAGGAATTAAGAAGATATACGTATACGTTATAGGTGGCGGTGGCGGTGGGTACAACGGCGCAAGCGGTGCTGGAGGTGGCGGAGCTGGTTGCGCAATTAAAATGATAGACGTAACATCTATTTCTTCTATTGCTGGTGTTGTTGGTGCGGGTGGAGCGCTTGCCGGTGGCGGTGGAAGTTCAACTTTTAGTAACCCCAGCGCAACAATAACTGCTACTGGCGGCGGTGCTCCCTCTGCAGGGGGTGGTTATCCAACTGGTGGTACAGGCGGTACTGCAACCAACGGGGATTTAAATATTACGGGTGGACAAGCCGCATCAAACGCAACTAATTTTGGTGGTACCCCCGGCGGCGTCCCTGCATTTTTTGGAATAGCTGGATCAGGAGGCGGTTACACCAGTGCTGGAACTAATGGTTTATATGGTGGCGGTGGCGGCGGACAAGGATATATTGGTGCTGCTGGTACTGGCGGCGATGGGATTATTGTTGTCTACGAATTTAACTAAAAGGCAAAATAAAGTGAACCATGTCGGACCCATATGGAATAACCGAAGGAGTAAAGGCTCTTAGCGGAAGTCTAGATGCAAGTCGGGAGGCTGCAAAAGGGCTGTCTAAAAGTATTGAAGGGGTTCAGCAAGAAGCAACAGATGTAGCGCAAGCAAAAGCATTAGAAAGACGCCGAGCGGCTAGAGAAGCAGAGTTTAAAAAAGAAACGGCTTTAATCCGTGCATTAAAGGATTGGAACCACAAGAAACAAATTAGCGACCAAGAAGCAAAGCTAAAAATAGATTTTGTTAAAAAATACGGCGCTAAAGAATGGGAAGCACTTTTGAAAATTAAATTAGATATAGAAGAACTTGAAAGAAAAAACAATGCAGAATTTCAACATGACCTTAAAGCGGTTAGAAGGGTGCAGTTCTACTGTTTTGCACTTGCTGCGGTTATTGCGTGGTATTGTACTTGGGGTTATAAAGGGTAAATAATATGTTTGGTGTAGACGATATTATCAGTGTAGGAATGAAAATTCTGGATAAGGTTATACCCGACCCAGCCGCAAAAGCCGAAGCGCAAGCCAAACTATTAGAACTCCAACAGCAAGGAAGGCTGGCAGAACTACAAGCAGATACAGCAGAGGCTCAAGAACTGACCAAACGACAAGAAGCAGATATGTCGTCAGATAGTTGGCTATCAAAAAATATTCGTCCCATGACATTAATTGCTATTCTTGTAGGTTATTTTGTATTTGCCATGATGTCGGCGTTTGACCTTAATACTAACAAAACTTATGTAGAGCTGCTTGGTCAATGGGGTATGTTAATTATGTCTTTTTATTTTGGTGGGCGTACCCTTGAAAAAATTGTGGATATGAAACGGGGTAAAGATGAGTCTAAGTAATGCTCTGACTACTCTTGGTATTGACCCTAAATGGGAGGAGCCATTGCAGGCTGCCTTTACTAAATATGACATCAACACACCTAAGCGTCAAGCAGCGTTTATTGGTCAGTGCGCTCATGAATCTGGTAATTTTAAGACTCTTGAAGAAAACTTGCATTACAAAGCCGAGTCCTTAATGAAAGTTTGGCCTAGCCGTTTTCCAGATTTAGCCACAGCAGCTGCTTACGCTAATAACCCACAAAGAATAGCTGATAAAGTTTACGGTGGGCGTATGGGTAATGGTACAGAAGAAACAGGCGATGGTTGGAAGTATCATGGCAGAGGTTTAATTCAACTAACGGGGAAAGAAAATTATGAGCGATGCGGAAGTGCAATTGGCGTTAACTTGGTTGATCAGCCTAGCCTTTTGGTTGAGCCTAACTATGCTGCTATGTCTGCGGGTTGGTTCTGGAACAAAAAAGGATTAAACGAATTAGCGGATGCTCAAGAGCACGGTCAAATTACTAAAAGAATTAATGGTGGAACCCTAGGTCTAGATGATAGACTTGTTAAAACAACCAAAGCACTTGCAGCACTAGGATAATTTATGCCATTACAAAAATTAGTTTTTAAACCCGGCATCAACAAAGAAGGCACAAATTACACCAATGAAGGCGGTTGGTTTGATTGCGACAAAGTACGCTTTCGTTCTGGAAATGCCGAAAAGATTGGCGGCTGGACAAGGCTTTCTAACAATACATTTTTAGGGGTTTGCCGAGCGCTTTGGAATTGGGGTACATTGGCTGGCGCTAACCTATTAGGCGTTGGCACTAACCTTAAATACTATATTGAGCAAGGCGGTACTTACAATGATGTAACACCCATTAGAGTTACTTATACCCATAGCACAAGCCCAAGTACAGACAATATGTTTTCTACTGTTAACGGGTCTAATATTGTTACTGGCACACTTTCTAGTTATGGTGGGGTTGATAACGATTTTGTTACTATTTCTGGTTCAACTGCAGTCGGTGGTATTCCAGCTACAGAATTAAATGCTGAACAACAAATAACTTATAAGTCTGGCGACCAGTTTACATTTACTACAACTACAGCCGCTACATCTACAGTTACCGCAGGTGGTGGCACGTCCATTACTGCAGCGTTTCAAATTAATACAGGCTTGGAAGTTGAAGTTTTAAGTACTGGGTGGGGTGCTGGAGCTTGGCCTTCTTTTGTTAGTACAACGCTTACAAACCCTTTTACCGCCACTAGCGCGGGCATTTCTACTCTTATAGTTACTAAAGCAAGCCACGGTTTAACAACAGGCGATTATGTTTATTTTTCTAGTATTGCTGCAAATGCTTGCGGTATTAATTATCTAGTATTGCAAAAATCATTCCCTATTACCGTGACTGGCGCAAATACTTTTACTATCTCTACAATTATTGGTTCTTTTACGTACACAACAGCTTCAACGGCAGCTTCTGGTGGTTCTGTGGTTATTTATACTCCAGTAGCTCCAGTTCGTGGATGGGGAGAAGCAGCTAGCGTAGGTATTGCTCAACAATTGCGCATATGGACTAACGATAATTTTGGTGAAGATTTAGTTATTGCCCCTCGTGGTGGTAAAATTTATCTTTGGTTGCCGTCAGGCCAAACTTATCCAAGTGGCGCTACTGGAGGGCTTGCAACTAGAGCACAGCTTTTATCAACAGAATCAACGGCCGCAGGATTCTCAGGGCAGTTTGTGCCTACTAGCACTAATCAAATTATTGGTTCAGCAATTCAACGTTTTGTCGTTGCTTTCGGAGCTAATCCATATGACCCAACAAATGCCAATACTGCATTTGACCCTTTATTAGTTCGTTGGTCAGATCAAGAAAACCCTTACGAATGGGTACCTGCAGTAACAAACCAAGCTGGCGAATTCCGTCTTAACATTGGTTCTTATGTTGTTTGCGCACGATCAACTCGCCAAGAAATTTTAATTTGGTCCGATGCGGCTATTTACTCTATGCAATATCTAGGGCCTCCTTATGTTTGGGGTTTTCAGTTGTTGCAAGACAACATTTCTATTATGGGGCCCAATGCTTCCATTACAGTTAACAACGTAACCTACTGGATGGGTACGGATAAGTTTTATCGCTATACAGGTCGTGTAGAGACTCTACCTTGTACCTTGCGGCAATACGTTTACCAAGATATTAATCAAAACCAAAACTTCCAAGTATACGCAGGTAGCGTAGAGGGCTATAACGAGATTTGGTGGTTCTATTGCTCTGCCGATAGTGATGTTATTAACCGATACGTTATCTATAACTACACAGATAATGTTTGGTATTACGGTAATATGAGCCGTTCTGCATGGTTAGACTCTGGTTTACGTCAATATCCAATCGGCGCCGACATTGCTAACTACCGAATCCTTTATCATGAAAACGGTGTGGATGATGCGTCAGGGTTAACCCCAGTACCTATTGTGTCTTATGTTCAATCGTCTGATTTTGATATTGGCGACGGTATGAACTTTGGATTTGTATGGAGAATACTACCTGACTTAACATTTAACGGGTCTACATCTGGTGTGCCTCAAGTAACTATGGTGGTATTGCCTCGTCAAAATGCAGGTACTCCTTACGGGACCCCTAATGCC